GCCAAATGGAAATCACACCCAACTCCACGCCAAACTCGTAGAGACAGCCAACTAGTAGAAATAAATGAACTTAAACGATTTCTCTCCCCGTCTTAAGAAACCTGTACAACTTCTCGTCGTCGGCAACAGCCAACAACGCATCGACAAGCGACACAACAGGTATGTGCGGATTCAAATGCCGCGCCCGCACAGCCAACTCCAACACCCGAGGAAGATGAGAGTGCCGTATATACGACCTAGTACGATCGCGAAAAGATTGGAACTGCGGACCCAAAGTCTCAAGCGACGCACCACCTTCACCCTGGACTTCAAGCAACTTCAAAGGGTCCGGAACGAAATAACCACGGCCTTCGAAAAACAGTAGATACCCGGAGCTAAAGTATATGACGGAATTCGCCACCAGTTTCGCTTCAAGATTAAACAAATGAGACATCTTTGATACGACCATCGAACCATTAACGCCACTCTTGAGCCAGAGAACATTATCGTCTCCTTTTGCTATCATAAACTGTACATTTTGATAACCCACACTCCTACACGCTGACACCATATTATACAATAAATTCCCAAGCATAGTGTCTGGCGCACCCGACTTCATTTGATACACTGACATAAATGCCAAACCCAGCGCCCGACTCGACACCTTACCAACATAGGAATCCTTAAAAACTTCATTGACCCCGGGGTCCAAACCCAAAGCAACAAGTACAAACGCCTCAATCAACCTAGCCAAAAGGTTTTGCGATTTATCATACTTTCCCGAATCCAACTCCAGAGCCTCAAGAGCCGACAACTGAGGAAAGAACTCCGTCAACCACTGAGATATCTCGTCGTCAGACGATCTACCGGCACTCTTAAATTCCGGACGAAGGGCAGAGTCCAAACGCTCAAACACACGACGATGAACACTGGTAAACGGAGCCGTATCTCTCTTAGACAAACTAACAATGACTTGAGGCTGACTAAGCTCATGTTGAGCCATGACACTCAACTTGGGCTTCACGCGTTTCTTAACTATCGTATCAAACCTATCCAACTCGAGCTCGACGATTTCAGACGGGCACTCCGCTTCCAATGCCGACCTATAATGCCCATCTTTATTCGCAAGCCAAGCCATATAGTCAGTCATATTAAACGTGACTGGATCCTTCTCGTAGGCCACGCGCAAAGTTTCATTGTACCCACGAACGAAACAATTGACAATGAACTCTTCTGCCAACTCACTCGCGAACGTAAAAACCGCAGTTTGCAACTGCAAGTCCGGCGGATTAAAATTACGCTTGGCAGAGGCCATTATCGCATCCAAAAGGGGGGTACGAGACGTCGGTAGCGCGGAAGTACGCAGTGGCATATCCACATGCAATTGCTCCGGTGCGGAAATATCCTTGCCAATCTCAATCTTGCCAAAAAATTCCGTATTAATATTCACATCCCTAACACGCCTCAACTCAGCAACATTTTGCAATTGCGCAGTAGAATTACCAGGGAAAGCAACATCGTATGCATTTTGTAAGACAGCGACGGGATCACACACAACGTTTGGAACATACAACGGTGGCTGGTACATTTCCTCAGCAACGGTGCTCACCTTCTCGGCCAACACAGTCGGGGCGCTAGTGTCCACATTATCCCCAAAGAAACCCACAAACGGGTCATTCTCACTCAACAACGTCCTAGCCTCCAAATCCGCGGACTTCAGATGCAACAAATGCGGCTCAAACCAATCACCTTCGAGTTGATAAGAAGAATCCAAATACACATCGTAACACACACCCGGTATATAATCCGACCCACAAAACAATTCGACGGCACTCTCGACCAACCTCTCTTTAAGACCCTCAACGGCCTCACTAACATACGTATAGAACAGCCAGGCCAAGCGGCCAAGCGCCCCAAAAGGTGCCGTTTCAACCAACTTAGCAACCTTGAGAGACTTCCTTATGACATGCATACTTTGGCCCGTCAACTTCCACCTAAACTCAAACGCGGTCAAAGCCGCGACCAACGCAACACACAATGCATCAGCATACGACAAAGAAGGACAACGCACAACCCGCACACCCTCAACAAGATCGACATAATTATGCTGCTGCACATAACGAATAGCATTACCAACTATGTCCTGATCCTTTTGCATAGAAATCAAATACGTAACAGCGGAATTGAAAAGATCACGCCGGACCTCAATTGCATAATCCTTCTCCAACTCGGCCAACTCCCGAGCATTGTTCGATCTTGAAACGAACACTCCCGCCGCCAACTCACGATTGAGAGTAATGAGTACCATATCATCGGAAGTACACAGCGGAAGTTTATACGAAACCACACGGTCGTCCTCCGGAAGGGCATCACCCACAAACACCGCACGATAAGTGGCCAACCCATTGGCACACTTACGTATCTCATAAAAATACTTTCTCGAATTACCTTGCCAACCAGATGGTTCAAGAAATTTCATGTACTCCGATTTTTTATATCGCATCAACCGCGACGGATCATCGTCG